TAATTCATTACAGACAATTTAAATAAAAACAATAATAATAAATCAAATATGGTTAATGATATAGCTAACGTGGGAGTTGTTAAGACTGTTGATGAAACTGCTGAAAATTTTTTCTCATCAGTTAGAACAAGGTCGGCTATTGAACCAGATTTTAGATATAATAAGAAACCAGCGTTGGATTGTGTCCCACCTCAATTGGAAATGGATTATTCAGTTATTTTGAATAAACCATATTTTATAAAGAATATACCTTGGGTTAATACTGCGGTAGCTGGAACGGCTTTAACCACAATTAATATACCTAATGATATATTGACTAATCCCTTGGTAAAAATACCGTTTGATGCCTCCTTGTTATATAGAGCAAAAATTTCTGTAGTTTTGCAAGTTGCGGGAACACCTATGCATAGTGGTTTGTTGGTTGCTGCTGCTACTCCTGCCGGAACAGATAATTTTGCACAGGTTTTAAGTCCTGCGGATTTGTTTAATTTAAACAAGTTCATGGCAGCTCCACATGTGTTTTTAAGCGCTAATGAAGCAACTCCAGTTGTGTTGGAAGTGCCGTTTTATGTAAACACAAAATTGGCTGCTGTCGCTACAGATGGTACGTCTGTTGTTCCGTCGCAATATGCTGGTAATTATGCCGAAGTTACGTTAATGGTTGTTAACCCTATGGGAGTTCCAACTTCTGGCACTAATGCGTTGACAATTACTGCGCATTTTATGTTTAGAGAGTTAGAGTTCTATGGGCCTCACGTAAATCCCACTTGGGTTCCGCAAGGTTTTGTAGAATCCGCAAAGGGTTTCGTAACGAATGTTTTTGATAGAGTTACTAGCGGTACAAAAACTACTATTAGTGATGCTTATGATTTGATTACTGGTACAAGGGCACAAATGTTCGATTTTGTTGATTCTGCTCGTGCATATTTACGTTCTTTAACTGGATTACATAATCCTGCAGATGGGACTATTACCACGAAAATGGCGGTTCAGGAGCGTCAAAACGCAAATGTTGTTGATGCTCCTTTGCAAATTGAGAAAATGGATCCGTATTCCCAGTTCAGTCATTATACGCGTGATTACACGTTTGATACTGCTATTGATGAAATGTTGGTTTCGGAAATTGCAT